CGCTGGAAAAATGAAAAACAGCTTCAGATTAAGGAAATTCACTCCGGTACGGAAATGGCATTGCAGATTATGACGGTTTGCCGATATGACTCAGCGGACAATTCCGGCGGAATAGGAAAAACTGTTTTGCTTAAGTTGAAGAGCAAGCCTCTGAAATATGTTGCGCGTTTTATCGCTTGCGAAATGTACACAGCTTTGGGGTGGCTATCTTTATCTGCGGATGCTGTTATTGCCGGTGGAAAAGTTGATATGTCCCGACGTACCGTCTATTATGCGCTTGACCAATTATGCCGGCTTAAGCACCCTCTTATAGAAAAGCTTCAGCATGGAGTCTATCGCAAACTTATGACAGAAAATACTGATGCACCTTGCACTATTGCACTTTCATCTTGTCAAGATACCGTGCAATCTTCTCAAAGTGCAAAAGTGCAGAGTGCAACCACACTAAAATCAGAAGATCATGAGTGAATACAGATTCCATTTACAGAAATACCGTCCTGGAAGCAAGACTACTTGTCCGAGCTGTGGTAAAAGCCGATGTTTTGTCAGGTATATTGATGAACAAGGCAGCATTAGCTTTCCCGGTAATGTCGGCAAGTGTGATCATGAAAACAGTTGTGGCTACCACTATACACCTAAACAGTTCTTTATTGATAATCCAGTAGAGAAAGAACATTTTGTTGCTCCGGTGCAACAGAAGCCTATACAGAAGCTTCGACAGGAAGCAAGCTATATCCCCTTTCAATATGTGGAGAAGTCAGTAAGTTACAATAGTTCTTTTGTCTATTTCCTTTGTGGGCTATTTGACTGCTATACACTTGAATCACCCACTATTGAGAAGATAATGCAGGATTATGCATTAGGAGCCACAAAGGACGGCAGTGTTATTTACTGGCAGATATAGACACCAAAGGAAAGGTAAGGACCGGTAAAGTAATGAAGTACGATCCGAATACTGGGAATAGGATTAAAGACAGTGGAGGTATTAACTGGATTCATTCAATAATGAAAAGACGGGGCTTGTTACCTGAAGATTTTAATCTAGTACAATGCTTGTTTGGTGAGCACCTTTTGAGAATGTACCCAGATAAAGTGGTCGCTTTAGTTGAATCAGAAAAAAGTGCTCTAATTGCTTCTGGTGTTTATCCTGAATACATTTGGCTGGCTACTGGAGGGAAATCTCAACTCTCTATTGATAAACTAAGGGTACTGCAAGGAAGAACGGTCATAATGTTTCCGGATGTGGACGGCTTCGAGTATTGGAATGATAAGGCTGGAGAGATTGAGGCAATCGGCTGCAAAGTGGTGGTCTCCGATCTACTAGAAAAGAACGCCAGTGATGTAGACAGAACCAATAAAATAGATTTGGCGGACTGGCTTATTAGGCAGTTATCTGTGGAGACAGAAATGTCAGATACTGTTATGATAGTAAAGACTGAATTTACTGAAACAGAAAAAATGTTGCGATACATGACAGAAATGAATCCATTTCTACAGATATTAATTGATACATTTGATTTAAAGCTTATTGTCTAATTAAAGTTGAAATTTTCATGGTTGAATCATAGTGTTATTTTGCAAAAATATATTATATTTGCATTCAGAAAATCAGGAGAATAGGGACATTCTCGTAAAGATATAAATTCTGAGGGTGTTTTAACTTATGCTAGTCCCCGCTTTCATGCGAGCAAAGGTTAATCACCCCTTTTGTTTTTATTAACCGTGTGAAGATGCACGGAACCGTAAAGTTATGAACAGAAATAATGCTCTTTTTTTTTGTTTCCCGATCATAAATCTTTCTTAAGCGGTTTTAAGCCACTTTCTCCAACTGGGTATACAAAAGTATCATCCATGCGGATAAAGTGGCTTTGTCGTTAAAGAAACGGCTCCCAGCGTCTTCTATAAACAATATATCATGGAAAAGAAAACATATACGGCTCCTCCCGGCAATCTCCGTTTGTGTGAAAATGGTGATAAAATCCGCTTGTATATCGGAAACACCTACCGGGATTTAAATATCACGTTCGCCCGTACATTTGCCGGAAAAATCAAAGAAGCAGCCGACAGACTGGCGAAGAAACAAAAACAGGATGCAGATGAAAAGCCGTGATCTAGCAACGGAATATATTGCCAAATGCAAGGAGGTAATAAAAACGCATACTATTCGCGCCCTTTCCAGACTTGGTACCGAATGCGTTAATTATGTGCGGGACCGTACCCCCGAAGAAAGTTGGGAAGACCATACAGGAAACCTGCGTAGCTCTGTTGGATATATGATTTTATACAACGGCGAGCAAGTAGAAACGGGAGGATTCCAACCGACAAAAGCCCCGGAAGGTAATGGTACGGAAGGACAGGCGGAAGGGGAGAAGTTCTTAAAGGAAGTCGTGACGGAGATAGCGAACGATAACAGTTTTGCACTAGTCATTGTCGCCGGAATGAATTACGCGGAAAAGGTGGAAGCATTGGATAATAAAAACGTTCTATCAGGTGCGCATCTTTTTGCTATAGAGGAATGGCGGCATTTGGAAAGTGACTTGCAAAGAAAGATTGAAGAAGATATTAATAAAATCCAAATAATTTGATTTATGAAAAAAGAAACAAGAAAAGAGAGAAGGGTAACGTTCCGAGTTGAGAACATGCCAAAGACGCAAAACGTGTTCCTACATCACGAACAAGGCGTATATGTACTTTCATACGAAGAAGCGGAAGAGTTCTACATGACATGCCGCAAAATCTTGTCGTCTCCTGTTGACTACTACGAGTTCAACATAGATGCAAAAGGCATTTCAAAGTGTTTTGAATCGGAGAAACTGGTAGTAAACCGTGAAAATATCTGGAAAGTATGGGTAGATTTAAAGAAAATCTTCCGTTATGAGTAATTTCTAAAAGTAGAAATAATTAGAAATGGTCGGAAGAAAGAAAGGAACACCCAAAACAGGCGGACGTGTCAAAGGGACGAAAAACAAAAAAACATCTACGCAAAAACAGTGGATAGAGGATTTTTTAACCCGGAAACAGCCCGATATGGAAAAGGAATGGGATAAACTGGAACCTAAGGACAAATGGCAGATGTTTGAGAAGCTGACAGGTTATATTGTCCCCAAAATGACTTCCGCACAAATAGATCCGTCACAGTTCACAGATGAACAACTGGACGAACTGATAAACCGCATTACTAAAGATGTGAAATGAGAATACCGATAAACCGCGAAATAAAGATCATTCTTCTTAAATGGCTGCAAAAGGGTGTCATCAATACAGACGATATACCGGCGTTGAAGAAGGAGCAGAACCAAGCGCAAAACACTTGGTTTGCCGAGCTGATTAAACGGCGGACGGAGAACAAGAGTACTAACGATTAATTTATAACAATCATGGGAAGAACAGTAGAAGAGATTAAAGCGGAATTGAAGAAGAAACAAGAGTGTTTCGATGCGCTTTACCTTTATCAAAGTACCAAAGGTGATAAATTACCTAACGGGCAAAGCGCGTTCGATTATGCGCTAAAATACACTCAAAGCATTAAAGCTTTGAAAGCGGAGTTGAAACAGGCGGAAGCGTTGCCGGATGATGAAGTTATTGCTATTGCACGAGGCGAAACATACATGACCGAAGAAGAAAAGAAACGTCGTCAAATTGATGAAAAGGAAGTGCGATCCGTTCTCGGTATAGAAGAACCGGATGAAGATATAACCCGCATGGCAAAGAAAGGTTGGTAAAATCAACGGTTGTTTCTGTCTGCATAAATAAAAATACCTTCATACGATTGCAGGCGGGGACGCCGTTTTAAATCCTTGTATATGGCAATATGTGATATGTGCATCCATAAACGGAAAGTCTTTGATGAGTCTTTAGGCTGGGTTTGGAGATGCAAGGCTCATCGCTCTTTCATCATCCCCGAATGTCTATCAAAGTGGGACGTTATGGCAGCAATAAGAGATAACGAATGCGAGTTCTTTAATAAGCCTATAAAGTTTGATGTCAATGGCTTTGCACTCGTTTGTGCGGAAGAAGAACCACCGCAACAACAAATTGAAGAAGATGATGATTTTCCGGTAGTTTGTGATTAATGGACGATATAGCATTAAAATATCTGGCAGAATGGCGTAATGATTGGTGCGCTTTTGCATCTGACGTTCTACGGGCTAATCTGGATGATGAACAGAAAGCCGTGTTGCGTTCGGTGCAAAAGAATCCTATGACCGCCGTAGCGTCCGGTACTTCAAGAGGCAAAGATTTCGTAGCTGCTTGTGCCGCCTTATGCTTTATGTATCTTACACCCGAATGGGACGACGACGGCAATTTAATCCGCAATACAAAGATAGCCCTATCCGCCCCCAGTCAAAGACAAGTAGAAAACATCATGACCCCAGAAGTTAGAAGACTGTTCCGTAACGCCGGTATATTGCCGGGGCGACTGGTTGCAAATGATATCCGCACGGACTACGAGGAATATTTTCTAACCGGATTCAAGGCAGACAACAAGAACCAAGAAGTTTGGTCGGGATTCCATGCCGCAAACGTCATGTTTATCATTACTGAAGCTTCCGGCGTATCTGAAACGATATTTAGTGCGATAGAAGGAAACCTACAGGGAAATTCACGTCTTTTGCTCGTGTTCAATCCCAACATCACTACAGGCTACGCGGCAAACGCCATGAAATCGGAGCGTTTCGCAAAATTCCGTCTTGATTCCCTGAATGCAACCAACGTAACGGCAAAAAGGGAGATTATTCCAGGGCAAGTTAACTACGAATGGGTAGAGGACAAAGTTAAACATTGGTGTAACCCTATCACGAAAGAAGAATATAATGAAGGCGAGGGGGATTTTCTCTTTGAGAACAACTTATACCGTCCGAATGATCTGTTTCGCGTCAAAGTACGCGGAATGTTCCCCAAAGTATCTGAAGATGTGCTCATCCCCTATGAATGGATCGAGATTGCCAATAAACGTTGGCAGGAGAACCACCCGTATAGACCGCGTAAATCCTGTAAACTGGGTGTTGATGTTGCCGGCATGGGGCGGGACAGCAGTGTATTTTGTCCCCGGTATGGAAACTATGTTTCACAGTTTGACGTGTTCCAGTCGGCAGGCAAAGCAAGTCACATGCACGTTGTAGGCAAAGCGCTTTCATACAAAAGGACGGATAGGGATATTATCTTTATCGACACTATCGGGGAAGGTGCGGGCGTGTATTCGCGTCTTGTGGAGCAAGGGATAAGGGGCGTATTTTCCGTTAAGAACTCACAGGGAGCGAAAGGACTACATGATATAACGGGTGAATACAGTTTTGCCAATATGCGTGCGTATTTGTATTGGGCTTTGCGTGACTGGCTGGACCCGAAAAACAACTTCTTCCCGATGTTGCCGCCGTGTGACCAGTTCACGGAAGAAGCAACCGAAACAAAGTGGAAATTCAGAAGCGACGGGAAAATAATCATAGAGCCAAAGGAAGAGATAAAGAAACGCATCAAGCGTTCACCCGACTACATGGACGCGCTTTCAGAGACATTTTACCCGTATTCATTCACATACAAGGATGATGCGGAACTATTACAGGATTTTCTATAAATTCATAGCAAATGGATAATTATATAAACACTGAATCCCTAATACTGGACACGTTGACAGATGCGCCGGTAGTATTTGAGGTAAACAATAAAAAATATAGTATCTATCCCCCTACTTTGGGAAAGACATTGCTTATTGATCGACTGAAAAGAAAGTTGTCAATCAATCCCGAACGCTCGAAAGCGAACCCACTGGAAGAAGCTTTGAGGGTATGCGAGGAAAACAAAGAGATAGTTTTGCAGTTGCTCGCATATTGTACCCTACGAATGAAAGGAGATATACAGAATGAAGCCTGTATAAAAGAACGTATTTCCGTTCTTTCTGAACTGGGACCGGACGAACTGGCGACACTGCTTTTGACTGTTATTTCAGATACGACCATTTCCGACCTGATCAAACATTTCGGTATTGACAAGGACAACGACAACCGGCGGGAGATAGCCCGGGTAAAGAACAGTAATAATACCGTTATGTTCGGGGGGCATTCCATTTGGGGTACGTTGATAGATTTTGCGTGCGAGCGTTACGGCTGGTCATTTGATTATATCATGTGGGAAATCAGCTATAATAATCTACTGATGTTGTTCAACGACCGTTCGGATAGTATTTATCTGACAGATGAAGAACGAAAGAAAGCACATTTGAGACAAAGCGGGGCAGTTATCAACGCAGATAATCCCGCAAATATGGCTAAAATCAAGGCTATGCACTGGGATTAATCATCAATAACCAACTAAAACTAAAATATTATGTCAGGAATTAAATTTTATTTTACAGGTGACAATCAGGACGTATTAAAGAAAATCAATCAGATACATACCGAGTTAAAGAAGGTCTACAACAACAAAAATACAAAGATTGACCTTAGCGCCGGGGTTGACTTCTCATTACTGGGCGAGAACTTCAAACGACTAGATCAACAGAGCCGGGAAGCGTTCGATAACATGTCAAAAGACGCCCAAAAATACATAAAAGAGATACAACAGAATATATTAAGCCTTCAACAGGTAGAAAAGATGCAGGCGGGATTAAATTCCCTGTATGAAGAAGGAAATATTGACCTGAACGCATATATTCAGTCACAAGCCCGGTTAACCGTTCTACATGAAGAGCTGGCTAAAGGCATTAATGAAAGCCGGGCGGCACTCGAAGCAGAGACGACTACAACCAAGATTGCAGCGGATTCTATCGCCGGGCTTCATGCAAAGGTGCTGATGTTGACTACTGACTACATGAACCTTTCCAAAGCCCAACGGGAAGGAACCGAAGGCGCGGCACTGTTGAAGAACCTACAGGAAACCCAAACGCAGTTGGATAACGCTTCTTTGTCGATGGACAAGTATGCATCCGGGGCAAAAAACAAGTTTGATATGTTGGGAATGAGTATCACACAGATCGCACGTGAATTGCCTTCTTTGGCAATGGGTCCGCAAATGTTCTTTCTGGCTATCTCTAACAATATCGGACCGTTTCAGGATGCAATAGCAGCCGCACGGAGAGAGTATCAGGAAATGACAGCAGCTGGGAAGACCGCTACGCCTGTTTGGAAACAGTTGCTTTCATCTCTGAAAGGTAGCGGACCTGTTTTGGCGGTATTAACTACGTTGTTCGTGGCTTTTGGTGATGATATTATAAAGTGGGTTGGTACACTGTTTAAAGCCAAAAAGGCAGTAGATGATTTAAAAGAATCCCAAAAGGTTTTCAATGAAGCGACACAGGTTTATGAGTATGCGACAGGAGATAACTCCCAGCTCTGCCTGCTCTATGGTGTTGTTACGTTCTTTGTGACAATTGGATTTATCCTGCTGTGGCGAGCTGCAATTCGCTCCTCCTATATTGCGCAGAAAGCACAGGAAGCAGGAAAGAAGCCGATTACCTTCGGCCAGATTTTAAAAGACTTGAAAGATAACAGGATGTATCAGCTCTTCCTGCTTTTCCCGTTCCTGGGAATTATATTGTTTACGGTAATGCCTCTGGTATTC